AATCTTTAGTTCAACTTATATAGATAACATTTTGCCATCATACTTCGTGACCATACCAGTGTCCTTAACAGGTAAAGATAACATGTTATTCGAGAGCCTTATCCATTTATATCCAGCGTAGTTCCCTACAGAATCGGACCATGACAAACTCCCGTCCAAATCGATCGTCTTAAACCGCGCATTTTTCCAGTGCTTACCGCCAAGTTGAAACAACGTGTCGTAAAGCGTTCCGTCAATGTTAGAGGAGAATTCGACGTTAGGAAAGAACAAATAATCGTCGTTTCGTGGCTTAAACGGCAGCGCCTTTGATCCAACATTAAGCATCCCGTTCTCGAAAGTGAACGTACCAACAGGCCGCGGATTGACTGTGTATACGACGATATAGTTCACATCAGCCGGAGAAGTTCCGGAAACAGAATACTCAGCAGTAAAGCCACCCCCGGCATCAACGAAAGTTCCGTCTTTCTTATAAAACCGGAGAAGAATCTCGCCTGTGTGCATCATACTCAAGGTATACTCCGTAGACGGCGTGCATGGTATCTTCGAGGTTCCTAACCACATGTCAATAGCAGTCGTTTGCTGCTTGATTTGGTACGGACTTAAGATGCTTGTACCATTATCCGTACGGATCATTTCCCACTCGGTAAACGGCGGAAGCAAGTTTTCCCCGTACTTGATAATATAAGGAGAGTATATATTTTTCATATCATCAACGTACGGCCATTTCACTGCGATCTGCTCCGGTGCCATGCTATCAATCGCGTTATATTCGTCTTGAGTGATCTCGTAGAGACGAATTCCATCGACATATGCATACTGGCCTGTCGTTCCGCTGACGGCAACGTCAACCTGTAGATTAGTACTAGAACCGGAAGAAAATTTTGAAACGGACAAAACAAAAGCTGTGGTGGTCGTTTGATACGGTACAGTCTGTCCATAATTGCCGCCACTGAGTACAACACGAATACCGTTAGATGCATTACCATTTTTAACTTCCGCAATAGCGACATAAAATTTGTTTTTTAAGCATGGAATGCCTGATTTTGCTATTGTAGCAAGCGTATATCCGTTGCCAATGCCGATCTTGATACCATTGTTACCATATACTTTATTTGCAGAATCTAATGCCGCCGTCCCTTGATATACATTGGGCGGCGACGATGTAAACGGAATGAGGCTTTCACAATTCCCATCCCGGCCCAGCAAATTCACCAGCGTCCGCCCCTTAATACAAACCTTCTCCAACGGCGCCGTCCTTTTCGCATCCACAATCTGCAAGCCGTATCCGAGATTTACCTGCTCAGGCGGTGGACTTGTCATACTATTCTCATACGCATCCTTTAGCCCCTGTTCGATCCGGTTCATATCCTGCTCGGTCACCGTATCGTCAAGCTGCCAATTCGTCTTGGCCTCGTATGCCATCCCTACACCTCCTTCACCGTTACCGTATGCTTAATTATGGTATCGCTCGTAATCGGCACATATGCCTCGTTGGCGCTCACGACCTGCCCTTTATTGCTTTTGAGCTCGATCAAAGTCACCTCCGCCACCGATCCGGCGGGAATCATATACTCCAGCTCCACGGTGCCTGCTTCCACTTTTTTGATCCGGAACGTATCAATCTCATAGCTCCCGTTCAGGACTACCTTAGCAATTTGCGTATTCGTATATTGAGCCAACTCGCTCAAAAACGTCGTAGGAATCATTTCACCTGTACCTCCTTGCCACGATTGGCGAATGGGGTGCTGCCCAGCTTCCACGTCGTAGAAAGCCGGGTCATCCGGGTAAGTGGCGTTTTCCAAATGTGCTCCTCTAGCCCGACGCGATCAGCCAGTGAAGTCGCCTGGTTGTACACAAGGTTCGCCGGTTTGACAATTTGGACCGTATGCTCGATCTCCTTGAAATACGCCGCATCGGGCACACCCATCGTAATTTTCAAAATGAAATTTTGCCCGTCCACTTCCACCTTCGCCACGCCCTGCCCGATGAGGGAATCTAACCGGCTTTGCAAGTAGCGGACGGTGAACGGCGGGCGCGTGGAATAACGGTTAATCAGCCGGTTACGCCGGAACTCCAGTGTCTCCACCGCCGAATCCGCACGAATGCCGACCATATCCTCCCGCCGTTTGATCACCCATTCCCAAGCCGTCGTGACGAACTGGTTATCCAAAAACTGCCGGACCGCTTGGGCTATCGCCTCGATTTCCTCGTCCTCGGTCCGGGTTAGCTCCTTTATTTCCTTAATCTCGTGAAAATGTTCCGGCAAATAATCCATCAGCTTAGGCATGCAGCTTCACCGTCCCCATCTGCGGGATTTTCTCCGTGGACAAAGTAATGTTCGCCGTCTCGCCATTCAGTCGGGTGCCCTTCACATCGTTCACCCCGGATACGGTCAAAATCCGCGCATCGATTTGGCTGATTCGAACGATCAGCTGCGATTCCTCCGCCCAGGTTTGCCGCAATCCAAGCAAATAGGACGAAATCGCGGCTTCAATCTCCCCCTGTACCTGTCCTACAGTCACGCCGGCACCGAGCGTAATCGTCGTCTCCACGTCGATCTTCACGTTTTGAACGCCGTCAATCGTGACCGTATGGCCCATCGGGGCCAGCCCCCAGCCTTTGCCTTTGTTCACCGTTGGGTCTATAGCTGTCTGGACTTCTTCGATCAAAGCGGCGGACGGCGGATTAAAATCGCTGCCCAACAAAGTACATTTGACCGTCCCTCCCCCCTGCCATGCCGGGAAGATTTTGACCCCGCCGACGCCGGGAATATTGCCGATCTTTTGCTTGTAATCCGCCACATTGCCCCCGAACGGCTTCTCCTTCTGCCCTTGGAAAAACCGCTTCCGCAGCGCCTCGTCCGTCTCCTCATTCTCTCCCGGGACAAGCACTTCAGCCAATTCAGCGCGGACAAGTCCGGCAATATAATCGATCGGCAGAAGCGCACCGAAATAATGGTTCCCGGTGACGCCGGCCGTTTCGCATTCCAGCTCGAACACGCCAGCCGCAATGCGACGAACAACTGCATACCGGAGGTCCCCGGCCCCGAACCGGCTGCCGACAGGTACATCCGCCGGTGCGTCGGCATTCCCGTAAAATAGCCCCTTGCGGCGCGCTTTGCTGGCCTTTTCGCGTTCAACGCCGAATTCGGCCGTACGCCGTTCCAAAAATTCATCGCTCGACGTATCCGCAAGCGAAAGATTCAGATTCGTATCCAGCTGAAAATACATCTCCGTCAGCTCCAAAGCGGCCGGCGCAAGGGCGTCATAGATTATGCTGCCCTCCCGCTTGTCAACGTCCGCCGGCACACGGGAAAGCATTCGGTTCAAAATCGTTTGAAACGTCTGATGTTCATACACCCGCTCCCACTCCTTTCGTCATCTCAAAACTGCCGTATTGCGATACGACGGTGAACGAAGCCGAAGCTTCGTCCCCCATAACCGTGATCTGCATGTCCTGCACATCCCGAATCCGGTCGTCCTGCATAAGCGCCGCCCGGATGCGCCGATAAAGCTCCGCCTGCACGAAAGCGGGCTCTCGTCCAAGCAATCCGGAGAACTCGCGGCCATAGTTCCCACTATAGATCAAATGCTCAAAACGCTCTGTCTCCAAAATGAGCTGCGCAGCCTGCTTGACTGCGTCCAACCCGTCGGTCATACCGACGATCCGGTTCGTCGCATTATCCAACCGGTAAGTCCGGCTGGGAAGCTGCGTATTTTCCACATTCCGGTTGTTTTCCAGCACACCGCCTTGCGGAATCATGTCGTCACCACCCGATCTACAATGACATACTGTTCCCCGCCCTGCATGCGCAGCAAAATGACAGTGTTACCCGTTTTCAGGCCTTCCCGGATGACGATCTCCTGTCCCCCCACCGTCACCCGGTAATCCGTCAGCTGTTCCGGGACAACTAAAAAGTCCTCTGTCAGCGTAAACCGTTGGTCAATGGTTACACTCAGAGGACTTTCGCTTGCTACCGTTCCGTACAATACGGATACCGGATTGCCTGCCTCGACGGCATCGAGACCGGCTTGTTTGATAAGATTTAAGAGCCCCATTCCTACCTCTCCCCAATGCGAATGTCGATCAATTCCAAGCTCATCGTGTGCTCGACACTGCCGTCAAATTTATGCGTGCATTCATTTACCAAAAAGCGTTGGTTCAATCCCAGCTCTTCCATGTTAATGGAAACGTAGCAGCCGGCCCGCACGCGGATATCCCCAAGAGCGTCGATCGAAAACGACCTTTGCTCGCGGTTTTTCAGCTGGATCAGATTGTCCAGCATTTCTTTGACTTTTTCAGCGCTCACCTTTTCGTCGACGGTCTGGTAATGCTGAAGCAACCCCCATTTGGCAATGGTTTGGCTATCTTGAACAATATATAGCTCGCGCTTTCCGGATTCTTTATTGTCCCGGACGATCTTGATCTTGTTGCTGGTTTTGTCGAGAGAGCGTTTCTGCTTGTAATCGTAAACAAGGCTCGTATCTCCAAGTGAAAAATCCAGCGCCATAGTTTCGGCATCGCGAAGCGTCAACTCCCCGAAATCGTCAAAGAGGACGTAAATTTTTTTCGTGGCGATTAACGTCTTGTCAAGCGCTTTGAAAATGATATCAAGCAATTTCGTGTTGTTTTCGCTAAGCCCCGGAATGACATGCTTTGTATCGTCCAGCTTCCCGAGCTTCAACCCAAAGTCTTTGCCGATGCGTTCCACCACTTGCGTCGCCGTTACATTCGAGAGCACGTAAGAATCATTCGCAAGCAAATAACGCATTTGATCATAGGCCGTAATCTTTACGGTTTCCTCTCTCCCGCTATCGATGGAGAAAATATAGCCGTAAAACACATTGCGGCCGTCTTGTCTGACCCGAACAATGTCGCCGAGGTTGTACTTGAATTCTTTCGCTTCGTAGAAACCGCCCTTGATCATGGTCATCTCAAAGCTTGAAGCTTGCCCGACCCGGGCGGTTTTAAATGTCGCTTCGGAGACGATCCCCGAAAGGTCCCACAGGAAGCCGTCCTTGTTATCGATTTCGATCTGGAGCATGACGGTCCCCCTTTACTTTGGCGGCAGTTTCAGTACCGCGCCGTTTTGGATACCTTCCACTTCCGAATCCGAAATCCCATTAAACTCTTGGATTTCACGGGCACGCGCACTGTCGCCATAGTACTTTGTAGATATTTTCGTAAGACTATCCCCATCTTGGAAGGTATGCGTCTCCGGCATGACCCCTTCGTTCGGGCGGTCAGGCTGCTGCTGAACGAGAACGGTCTCCCCTTTGGCGTTCACAACAGGCTGAACATTTCTGGCTGAGTAAAAGACGTATTCCTTGAGCGACAGCGTATATTCGATATCACCCGGGGAACCGGCAACTTCCTTCCATTCGAACTTTTCGATCGAGGCCGGAAAGTTAAGGTCTCGATCGCTGGCGTTATCCAGTTTGCCGTCTTCGCGACCACGTCGAACGATATACATAAAACGGATAGGATGCTTGGTTTCCATCCATTTACGGATATCTTTCACGTATTTCATCGGATCATGAATCCCATCTCTAAGATACAGATACTTCGGATTCGGAGTCAGCTCCGGAATTCCCTGTACAATAAACGGATAGTTGTGCGATTTTGAGGGAAAAAAGCTGCTGAAGCTGACCGTTTTCAGCCTCGGGCTCTGAATGACATTAATTTCGCCCGCACGCGTCTCCTCTGTCCCCCCGCCTTTGCCGACAATGTTATACGTCTTCCCTTGACCTTCTTCCGAAACTTCGATCGATTCCGGGTTAACCGGCAGCCTCCAACCCTCAGCCTGGTTATTAAAGCTCAAATAAATAAAATAATGGTCTTCCATCACGCGTACACCCCTTGAGCGGAATTTGCGATTTCGCGCGACATCACTTCTTCGATGCGCCGGATCATTTCGTTCGCATCGGTCGGTTGGTGAATATCCCCTGTGGTCACCTGTACGGTTGGTGTCAATGTCACAAAGTTTTGGATGCTCTGAATCTCAGCCAAGTCCCGCATAACCTTTAAGTCTTCGCTGGAAATATCGACCGTATTGTTGATTTGACCGATCGAGTTCACGTGGTTGAGATTAGGAAGCTCGGAGCCCGGCTGTTTGGCCGGTGGCGAATCCTTATTGAGCATATTGTTCCAGCCGCTAAATTGCTGTTTCATATTGGCTCCCTTATCTGCAACAAATTTCATGGCGTTTTCGGCAAAGCTCTTTCCTTGGTTATAGCCTTCCAAAACACTTTGCTGCTCCAGCCTATATTGAGACAGATCAAATTTTGCCTTTCCTTGCTCCGGCTTTAAGTCCTCTATCCATTTGCCGTCTATCGGTCCAATAATCGAAATATTTTTGCCAAATGCTTTATTGATTTTTTCAATGATCGAATCTATATCTCCGATAATTGTGTTGATAAAGCCGAGTACATCTTTTGCCACTTCGTAAATCAAAGTTTTAACGGCGTTTACAGGATCATAAAAAGCATTTGCCGCAGATTCTACGAAAGTAACAATGATATCCCAAAGCAGCGCAAACACGTTCCGCAGAAATGTATATAAACCGAAAAATACCCCTATCACTATAGCGACAATCTCGCTTGTCGACACGCCGACCTGATTTAAAATATCGATCAGCAACATGATGATTCCGATGATCAACAATATCGGCCATATTCCAGCAAGCCACTGAATCAGCCAAATGGCAGCAAGAACCAGAAGCACCCCGCCAAGAATAAGCAGAACGTTTTGAACCGTAGTCCAGTTATCCAAGAGAAACTGCACAACAGTTGCCGTTACGCTGGCAATACCATACAGCGCAGCTGAAAGACCGTCGAAAAACGGCTGGAACTTCCCGGATTCAAACGCCTCATTGATCATCGTTACAATTGGCATCAGCGCTGTCAAAGCGGCTTGTCCCGAATTAGCAAAAGCGTTTTTGATGTGATCGCCCAGAGTAGCAATTTGCTCGGTTGGGACATCGGAGATTTTGTCATATACGCCCTGCCCCATATTATTCAGTTCCAAAAGCTTCTCTAGAGCGGAAATGAACCCGTCTGCATCCCCTTTTTGCGTAAGTTCTTCAAAGTTCAAGGACTTTGCTTTATCCGGACTTATCGCAAAACGCTCCAGCAAGGATTCCATCGCTTTATCGTCTCCGCCAAGAGCATCTTTTATCGCTGAGCCATTCTCTTCAAGTCCTTTTTTCTCTGGATCGAAGAAAGCAAGTCGTTGGGCAATTTTATTAAGTTTGGCAATTTGGTCTGAGTTTTCGGTTACCGACATGAAATTCAATGAATTCGCCAAGTACTCTTTCACATTCGTCCCCGACTTCACCGCTTCATCTTTGAACATCTCAAACATATCCGTACCAACCTGCTTGCTGCCCGTACGCTTAATGAACATTTCCTTCTGATCCTGCTGCTCCATTGCCCCTCCAACCGTAGCTTGGAACAGCTTTTGGGCATTTTCAAGATTAAGAATTGCAGCGGCTTGCTTCTGAAAATTTTCCAGCATCCCTGCACTTTCTTTTTTTCCTTTTTTCAACTTGTCATTGACTTTGTCTTGGGATTGGGCAAGCTCTTCGTTCTTTTTGGCCGCATCGCTAAAAGAATTTTTTTGCCCCGAACCATTCTTTATTGATTGAATCACTCTATACATACGCAAAGCGTTTAGTAAGAGAGTCGATACATGCACAGCGTTTTGTAAAAACGAGCCCTTTGATGAATTGGCTTTGTTAGGATCTTGATCTGCTGCATCCGTTTGCGACTTACCGGAGTTCCCCTTCTTGAAAGGCCCCCATTGCGTCATCTTGTTTTTAAGATTTGTAAACGCACCGGAAAATCTCTTGACAAACGTATCCTTTTGAGCATCGGGACTGCCTTGTTTCGCAGGCTCCAACGCCACTCTGTGGTCAATTCTTCCCAAGACTTGGGAAAATCGCTTACCGACCGACTCCTTTTGTCCCAAGACTTTGCCGGTACTTTGGCTGGCCTTGCCTGCTTTCAACGTTTTTAGCTGCAGCCCTTTGGAGATTTGGTTAAAAATTTTCAAAAGTGCTGAAACTGATGCCATTACTCACCCTACCTCCTTTCTACAACCTAAAAAGAAGCGCCTCATAAGAGACGCTCCTCAAAACCCTTTTTTAGCGCGGTCGCGCTTTTCCTTTTCCACCCGCACGTCGATCATGGCGTAGATCGCGGCCCTTTCGTGCCGCGACATGGCCATGAGATCCTGCGGTAAAATGTGAAGCTCGTGGAGGGCATAGTAGGCATAGTTCGCCTCGCCTGCGCCCTCGTTGATCAGTTTTTTACTTCGTCAACCAGCTCGTTCATATCCTTGTCGAAGCCGTTGAGCTCCTGCACTTTTTGAAGCAGGTTTGCGTACTCCCCGGGGAGCAGCATTTTGCGCAGCAGCGCCTCGGCGCCGAGCACGCCGTACGATTGCTGTAATTCCGCATCCTTGAGGTTCGGGAAGACGACACTGTTCACGGCCAGCTTGGCAATATATTCGTTCTGGTCGACTTCGGTGGTGTAGCTGCCGCCTTTGCCTTTGACGCGCTTCGTGACGGCTTTGCGCACCGCTTCGTTCTCCTCCTCCGTCATGCTGCGGAGACGCCAAGGCACCGGAACGCCCTCCCGGTCCTTGAATCGTTCGGAAATAATGACTTCCTCAATCGTGCTGGCCTCTGCATTTTGGGCAAAAAATACGCTTAAATCGCTCATGTATTATGTCCTCCTGTTAATGTGATTAGTTCATGGAAGGGGCTTTGAAACGATCTTTAATTTCAATACCGTCGAAGGTGAAGGAAATTTCCTCCTCCAACGTGTCACTTCCGGTATCGAGAGACGCCATAATGACGCTGTCCAAGTTTACGTTTTTAATGATGACGGTTTGCATGCCTACCGACGAAGAAGGGTCTTCGTTCGTTACCGTAATATCGAAATAAGTATCCTTGCCGCTTACCATGTACTCGTTCATCATCTCGCGGAAAAGCGTGGTGATATAGTAAATCGTCATGCTGCCGGTGCCCTTCCAGCCTTTCGCCTTGCTTTGCGTTCCACGGCGGCCGAGCGCCTTAATTTCAGCCTTTTCCTTCTCGACCTTGGCTTCCAGCTTTTTAACGTAGAACATTTCTTCCTTGTTTCCGTTAATCGTTGCGTAAGCACGGCCTTCCTGACCGCTAATCGTATCGCGAGCGTGTAACACTTTTTGATCTGCCATGTTACTTCACCGTCACTTTCATGTAGATTTTTTCGATCGAATCCACCGGCTGGACGTGCAGTTCCACATACACGCTGTCCGCGTCCTGGCCTTGAATGACATTCACATCGGTTTGCGAATTGAAATTTTGGATGGCCGCATTTGCCTGCAGCGTTCTCAGGTAAGTGACCACCTCGTTCCACAGCAAATTGCGCCCGTCGTGGTCGTTGCTCACCTTACCGATATAGAACGTCTCGAAAATCCGCTTAATATCGTTGGCAATGCCGTCGAGCACGCGGATTACGCGGTTTTTGGAGAACGCTTTGCCCTTGGTCGGCAGGAAGCTTTTGAACGTGTTCAGGTCCTGCTCGATAATGGCACGGCCTTTGTTTTGCACAAAAACGACCTCGCCGCCGCGCAGGGCGGATTCGATTTGGGAGTTCGTGTAACGGATGTCCACGTCCACCGCATCGTCGTACGCTTGGTACGTCAGCGATTGGTTCACCTGCGCCCCGGCCGTAGCCGCAGCTACCCATACCGTCGCTTTCACCGCATCCAAAACGGTGCCGTCCGTCAGCACGACGCCGTTTTTGACGCTGATGATGCCTTCGAAGTCGGCTGCCGGATAGTTTTCCAGCACGGCCTGCACCTTCTTGCCTTCGGTATCTCTAAGCCGCTTCACGAATGCCGTGTATACGGATTTCAACGTAGCGTCGCCGGATGCGAGCGCCATCGTTTGGAAATCGAACACTTCGATCGCCCCGAGATAGTCGGTATGGTCCTGGTTCGTCACGGTGCCGTCAGCACCGCCGGTGAGCGCAGCGCCCGCCGTTGCCGTCAAGTCGCCCGTGCCGCTAAATACGACCCAGTCGTTCGCTTTCAGCCCGGCGATATTGGCCACCGTCTGAGAATCGACGGCTTGACCGGCCAACAGCGTCTTCACGTCGAATTTCGTATTGTCGTCGATATTCGCCTGAACGACGACGGACAAATCGTTGCCGCGCACGCCGCCGTGCTTAGCCGTTACCTTCAGCGCGCCGACCGTTGCGGCCGCCTTCGTCCCTGCATTCAAACGGTACAGCAGCACCGTTTGGGCGCGCTTCAAAGCCTCGCGAACCAACAGCAGCTGAGGCGCTGCGATATCGTAGCCGAGCAGCGTTTTCACATCGTCTCCTGCGCCGATGGTCAGCACCTTTTTCGCTTCGCCCCAGCCGAGCGGCAGCGCCATCGTCATAATCCCGCGATCGCCGGCTGCACCGGCCGGTTTTCCTTCACCTACGAAATTGATGTACACCCCTGGGCGTACTTTGTTTTGAGTTGTCCATGTTCCGCCTGCCATCTATTCCACCGCCTTTTTCAAATATTGTTCGATTTGTTGTTTGACCTCATCGGTCGTATACGTTTCCTCATCTTGCAGCAGTGCGTTCAGCAAATCTTTTTGCTGCGCTGTAAACAGCTTCGACTCCAAAAACTGCTGCTTCGTAAAAGCCGGCAAGCTCTCCTGAGCCCCCGCCTGCGCCGCAGCCGTCTCTTCCTTCATGGCTGCCGCTTTCGACGTCCCTTTTTTAATCATGTCGGATATGTTCCTCCTGTACTAAATTTCGCATCGTAGGCACGGCCTCTTTCGGCCTCATCACATGAACCTCGAAGCTCACGTAAAAATGAAGCACGTTGTCCGCCAACGTGTAACGCATGCCTGAGCTGCGATACGTATGACCTTCCCACGGGATCAGCTCAAGCCGCTCGTACAACGTATCCCGGACCGTCTCGCAATCGCGAATCAACTGCGGACTGCCCGGAACCGGAAAGTAGGCAATGTCGAACGTCCCCGTCCGGATATACCGGCGGTTCATTACGTGCTTCTGCGCACCTTCCGTTTGCTGAACAAAAAAAGCAGGCTTCGTAAAGCCCTGCTCGACTTGCTCTGTATAGACGCTCGCGGCCGGAAACAATTCCTTGAGCCGTTTCGCAATCCCCTGCTTAATTTCTTCCACATTCACCACCCCGATAGAAGCCGGATAAAGCTTCATGAATTGCCGCAGCTTGCGTTTCCGCCTGGCAGCGGCTCACACCTCAAAGGGTGCTCCGGAAATCGCCTGCTCGAACTGTACCAACCAGTTTGCGCAACCGCTCCACATCCTCCCTCCCCCTGAAGCCTAATCTTGTGCCGCGGAGCGAATGCAAAAAGAGCCGCATCGCTGCGACTCTTTCGTTCGTGTTCCCCTTAGCACAATTATCTTACATTAACATCATAGCACGGGAAAACCGCACTTCGTTACAAAGGTTGTCCATGGTTATTCCGACGCTTTTGCAGCGAAATTCCGATGAAATTCCATCGGCCCTTCAGTTCGGCCTCGGCCCACAGCCTCGATACTTTCTACCTCCGCATACAGCTCCTCCGCGGCATTCCGGACTTCCTCACGCACCGAATCGCAAAGCCGGCGAATCTCTTCCTTATATAGAAGCAAAATTCGCGCCGTATAGTAAACGAAGCTGTAAAATGTCTGATCGGAGACGGGATCGTCCTCCCAACGTTCCTCGTCCTCTTCTTCGTCTTCCGGCCAAAGCTCATTTTCATGAAGCAGATCGGTGATGGACGAGAATGGCTCCATATCGAAAACATGGCCTAGCGTATCTGCGCACGCAACCGCAATGGGCTGACACATCTTCAGGATCGCAATGACAAGCGCAATCAAACGCTCGCGCTCCTGCTCGCTTAATTCCTGCTTCACGGAATCGTTCGCAGCTTCGCCAAGCATCCGCATCGCAAAAATAACGCCGAACGGCGTAGCGTGCCACAGCGTGCTTTGGTGCTCAAGCTCCTCGGCCAACCGCCCGGCGGCATTGTCCATCGCCTCCATATCTCCGTGAGCCATCGCATGAAACCATTGCGGGACCGCCGCCGCCCGTCCGTAGGAGGAGATCAGGCGCTGCCACGGAATGTCTTCCATTTTTACGTTTTTAATAAATGCCAAATCCTGCTGAAGCACCGGTTTCTCCCCATTTCCTCTTTATTGAAAATTAGCTTCATTATAGCACAAGCGAATCTTGCCGAACTGGTCAAGCAGACCTATAAACGCAAAAAAGAGCCGCAGACCGCTGCGACCCTAGCTAATTAATATTCCGTATTCCTTCAACGCTTTGCGTCTCCATCCATAGAAGGTGGATAGGGAGATGCCCAGATCGCAAGCGATATCATGCGGCTCGTTTCCATCCACATACAATAATTTGAGCACTTGCGCGTATTCGTGTTTAAAATCGTCCAGAGCCTCCATGGCTCGCTCCATCTGCTCTTTTTGCCGTCCCAGCTCCTCCAGCTCGCTTACCCGCGCCAATATCCCCTGATAGCCGTCCGACGTACCCAGCTGCCCTTCCAACACCGCCTTGATTTTCGCCTCTGTGCTTCGAAGCGCTTCTTGGTCTTCGCCGGAAGCCGCCAGCTTCCGCCATTGCCGGTGCAGGTCTTGCAACTGACCGTCCTGGACAATCGTGCCGAGCCGCATCCCGCCGCTGACAGGGTACTTCTCAAGCATCTTGATGCGTCCGACAAGCCGTTTATATCCGCGAAGCTGATCTATAGCTATTTTTTCGTAGTTTTGTTCGAGATTAAGCATCATCATTCGGTTTGTTCCCCTCTCGTCATTCTCTGGAAGCATGTCCGATCGAACTTACAGCTTAAACTTGAAGCACCGTTCACCCGAGCTTTTCCGCCGCGTAGAGCAGCTCGTCAAAATATTTCGTCGGAACGTCCGGCAGCCGTTCGGCGCCGTAGTGCCGGAGGAGCGCCCGAATTTCACCTTGACGTCCGGCTTGAACGAGCCCGGCAAACTTCGTCCGGATCATCTCCAAAGTTACCGGTTGACGCGGTTCCCAAGGCCCTGCTTGCCCACTGTAAACCTGCTCCGCCTTGTTGCTCTTCGCCGTTGGTGCGGCAACCTGCCGCCGCTCCTTTACAAGGTTCGCCGGTTGAGCCGCGTTTGCAGATTCGAGGTTTTGGACGTGATTCGTCATATTCAAGGCGCCTCCATTCGTTAGCCTATCGTTCGTTTTACGAAACTAAGAATAAGCTATTAGCTTCAAAATGACAACCATTCTATTTAATCGTATAGATTAATTATCGCATAAAAACATCCAAAAAACAAACTATTTGCTTAATTTTTCTCCCATTTTCTTCATTTTCAGTTTTCCAAAGCTTGATTATTAAGCTAAAAGCTGATATAATGGAAACAAATGTTCTTCTATTAAAAAGCCAGTTCAGAAAAGGTGAAATGTCTTATGGGGAATCGGGTGCGGGACATTCGAAAAGCAAGGAATATGGCGGGGACCGTTGTCGCCGAACTGTTGAACATTACGCCTCAATATTATTATGAGATCGAAAGGGGAAAAAAACGGCTGAGCGCCGATATGGCCGGCAAGCTCGCCGCCCATTTTCAAGTGACGACGGATTACCTTCTGGGCTTGACCGACGAGCCTTCACCGAACGTATCGGCCATGGAGGAGAAGCGGGACGCGTCTCCTTTGACACCGAAAGAAGAGAAGGACATCGCTCGTGATCTTGAACGAATGCTCAGCGATCTCGAATCCGACGAAGCACTTGCCTTTCACGGCGAAACCTTGGATGAGGAGAGTAAAGAATTGCTGCGAATATCGCTAGAGAACTCCATGCGGCTTGCCAAGCAGTTAGCGAAACAGAAGTTTACCCCGAACAAATATCGAAAATAAAATCGGTACGGGGGTAGATAAGCAGATGCGAAATTCGAAACAAGCAGCCTTGCAACTGATTAAAAAGTACGGAACGAACAACCCTTTCAAAATCGCATCTCAGAAAAACATCCATGTTCTCTTTGAGCCGCTGGGCAACATTCTCGGCTACTTCAGCACGTACAAACGAATCCGCTGCATCCATATTAACCAAGGCTTGGATAAATCCAGCCAGCTCTTTACGTGCGCGCACGAGCTTGGGCACGTGATCCTTCACCCCAAGGTGAATACGCCCTTTCTTCGCAGGAACACGCTCGTTTCGATCGACCGGATCGAGAGCGAAGCCAATCAGTTCGCCGTCGAGCTGCTGATGCCCGACGAGCTCATCCTAGGCGGCATGACGATCTACGAAGCGGCGGCAGCAAGCGGCGTGCCGCAGGAAGTGGCGCATTTAAAGAGTCTCCCGAAGCGGCAGCGCAGTATCTGGAAAAGCGAAGATACATATTTTACCGTCTAACCAACGTAAGTAAAACACAAAGCCGGTACTCCTGAGCGTAGGAAGCGCCGGTTTTTTTTATGGAAAGCTCATAACGGTACTCCTCATAAAAAAATAGACCGCCTCCCACGAACAGAGAACGGTCTATTTACTGCCTGCTTATTCTGCTATGTCAGCTCGAACCCGCAATCCACTTCCAAAAATAAAGCCATCTCGTACATCGCCGCTAGCCGGTTTCGGTCGTACGCATCCTTGGACATGCTCAGCCTGTCGCATACCTGCATATCCGTCGGCGTATTTTGCCGCATATACCGCGTTTCGATGATCGACCGCTGCTTGTCCGGCAGCAGGCTCAGCGCAATTTCCACGGAATCGCACACGTAACTGCGGTGCATTTGCTCGTTTACGTTGTACACCGCGATCTGCGCGGTCGGATCGCTTACCGCATTCGTCACCCCGTGGTACCGCGGATCGTAGCTGGCGGTAACCCGGGCTTCGCGGCGTTCAAAGCTGCTGTATTTGTAGCTCCGGTATAGAGCCAGCCGTTCTTCCATGGCTGCGCGGACGGCTTTTTTTTGCGCAAGCGTGAGCTTATCGTTCATAGCGACCGCCTTTCGATTCACCCGAATGGTTATTTTTGCAGCGGACAAGCAGCCGCAGGCTGCTGTTCATCGTTTCTTGTTTTGTGTTAGTAACATTATCACACACTCTTGCTATTAGCAACAATATTTCAGATAATATTTACTAATAGCAAGTAAAAGTGTATAATAGAAAAACAAGAAAGGATGTGCGTGGATGAACGTTCAGCAGTTCGGAGCCTATTTAAAAAGCTTGAGGGAAGCCAAAGGGCTGACGCTTACCCAATTAGGCGATCGGATCGGCTACTCGAACCCTTATTTGTCCCAGATCGAAACGGGCAAGAAAAAAAACATGCCCTCGCCCGAGCTGCTGGAAAAGCTGGTCGAACCGCTGGGTGTCGAGTATGCCGACCTGATGGCAGCCGCCGGCTATCGGAAGCTTGCCGACACCCACAAGTACCGGCAGGCGTTCCAGGACCTGCTTGATATTCTCGGCATCGACCTCGACGGGATCGTTCAAGCCCTTCCCGTCATTCCCCGGGCGGCCCTCAAACGATTGGAACAGGAATATCGCCCGTTCTTCGGCGACGATTTTAAGATTACGCCAGACAGTCTGCAAACTTTGCTTCAGCAAGATCCGCCAAAGGTCGAAATTTACAAGCTGATCGGCCAATTGGAAAGCATGGCGGAGCAGTTCCGAACAATAGGAGCAGACGCGAAAAAAACTGATACCCAGACGCTCGACCATCTGTACGATATCGGCAAATCGCTTCAATATATTGACGGCCTCCAATATAACGGCCACCTGCTCACCGATCAAGACCGGCAGCGCATTCTGGGGATGCTCAAGCTGATGTTCCCGCAATACGAGGAGCAGGCCAACGATTGAGAAAGGGCGTTATTGGTGTTCGCGCTCCAGCAAAGCCCCTTTTTTCCGAAGCTGCAGTTGCACGAACCCGTACGCAGATGAAATGAGCAGCACGCAGCCGGAGGCGATGTAAACCAAACGAACGCCGATAACGTCTGTTATGATTCCGATCACGGCAATGGAGAGCATCGAGATGAGCTGGACCAAGGTAGACCTCGCTGCTGCCACTTTAAGCAAGGTATGCTCGTCCGAGCTATTTTGAACCATCGACTCTTGCGCCAGATCCCGGATTTGATAAGTCGGCCCCATCAACAGGACGAGCAGCAGCGCCAGCATGCTGTTCGATACGAACCCGTACAGCAGTGTCAGCACACCGAACAGAGCCGCTCCCAGCAACATGCTCACGGTCAGCTTTCCCTGCATCCGGCGGGAAAGCCGAAGGACGATCAAGCCGCCGACGATGGTGCCCAAATAGTAACCGCCGTTAATGTACCCCCACCAGGCTTCACCTTCGTGCAAAGCCTCTTTGACAAAAGTTAACGTGACGGCTCCGATCCAGATCGTGCCGACCCAAGATTCGATTAGATCCATCATGACAAGGACGCGCAGTCCTTCATGCCTGTAAAGAATCTTCCAGCCTGCCGTTATTCCGGCCACGAATCCTTGTCCCGTTCGAAGTTCCGTCGTTTCATGCTGCTCCCCGTGCCGCTTCAACAGGAACATGCATCCGATCGATACGACAAGCAGAGCAAAAGTAATGCCAAGTGCAGCACTTTGGCCCAAAACTGTCAACAGCACGCCACCTAGAGTCCACCCGGCAAATTGGAACGTTTGATCCACCGTCGACAGCAAGCCGATCGCTCTCACCCGCTCACTCTCAGGTACGACGGCTCGGAGCAGCGAGCTCTTTACAGGCGAGAACCAGCCGTTAAAAAAAGAGATGATCGCAAGCAGCCCCATGATGACAACCAAGGTCAAAGCGGAAACGTCCTGCGTTAGCATCAGCGCAAGACACAGGAGAATAACCAGCTGCGTCGTTTGCGAAAAGATCAGCAGCGCGGGAAGCCGAAACCGGTCGGCAAACGACGGTAAAACAACGCCGCTGACCATTCGCGAAATGGCGCTGATTAGCGTCACGGCAGCGGACAACGCCGTCGAACCGGTCTGCGCGTACAAATGCATGACCACAACCATCGTATAAAGGGCAAAGCCAAGATTGGTTGCCGTTTGGCTGACCAATAAAGCGTAAAATGGACGGTTCAAGCGCAATCCCCCGTAGAATAAATATACTTTTTATACTCATATGTATGTTAAGTATGCAGGATTAATTATAAATGCGCTGGCTTGAGGAAGCAATTGTTTTCTATAAAAGAAAATAGACCGGCCTCGATAAAGGCTGCGGTCTATTCTGTAACCAATATAAGCGGGTGATGGGAATCGAACCCACGCCACCAGCTTGGGAAGCTGGAGTTCTACCATTGAACTACACCCGCGCGAAAAGGGATTGTGCTTATTTATTATAAGCGTTCCCTATCGTTTTGTCCAGTAGCTTCCCCGCTACTTAATATCCCCGAACTGATCGAACGGGTAGTAACGGAACAGCGCCTTGCCGACGAGCTTACTTTTGTCCACGAACGGCGTCGGCCACAGATGCGAATCCAGACTGTCGTTGCGGTTATCGCCAAGGAACAAATATTTCCCTTCCGGCACTTGAACCGGGCCGAATTGGTATTTCATCGGCTCCTTCACATAGGGCTCGTCCACCTTCTCACCATTGCGATACAGCGCGCCGTCCTTCACTTCAATCGTATCGCCCGGCAGGCCGATAAGCCGTTTAATGTAGCGCTTGTCTTCTTCTCCCTTGAGCGGCGGATAAAAGACGACAATGTCGCCGAATTTAAAATCGGTTAGCGCGACCATCTTTTCCACAAACACTTTGTCGTCGAGCTGAATGGTCGGCAGCATCGAACCTGTCGGCACCTTCATCCCCTGCGCCACGTAAGTGTTGAACGAAAAGCTGATGATGACAGCCAAGCCAAGCGGCGCTACCCATTCCTTCGACCATCGCATCATTCGGTTCAAGAGCTTCTCCCTCGCCTTCTCAACGTCATTTCTCTTAACTATACCGGATACAGAGGAAAAGAGTATTAAAATAACCTTAAAATTAGAAACCGCCGACCGTTCGTCGTACATTTGAAGCAAACTAACGAATTAGGTACAATCAAGGGGAAGCGCAAAATCATTCGCTTGAGGAGGGAATATCGATGAAATACCGGAAGCTGGGCAAAACAAACATGAAGGTGTCCGTCATCGGGGTCGGCACATGGCAGTTCGGCGGGGAATGGGGCAAGCCGTTTACCCAGGAGGAAGCGGATGCGATTTTGGACGAAGCCAAAGCGTGCGGCATCAACCTGATCGACACCGCGGAATGCTACGGGGACCATACGTCCGAATCACTCATCGGAAGCTACATTTCCCGGGGCCGGCGCGAAGACTGGGTCATTGCCACCAAGTTCGGGCATAAATTTCACGCCCATCTGGACAGGAGTCAGGAATGGTCGCCGCAAGCAGTGCTGGCTCAGCTCGATGCCTCGCTCAAAGCGCTCCGGACGGACTACATAGATCTTTATCAGTTTCATTCGGGCACAGACGAAGCCTTCGATCAGGACGAGCTGTGGACCTTGCTGGATAAACAAGTACAGGCAGGAAAAATACGGCACCTCGGCACATCCATCGGTAGCAACGACAACCTCCATCAGACGGACGCCTCCGAACGCGTGAATTCGAAGGTCATTCAAGTCGTTTACAACCGGCTCGACCGCAAGCCCGAGGAGCGGGTCTTCCCGTCCTGCGAGCGCCAAGGACTCGGCGTGCTGGCGCGCGTGCCGCTGGCCAGCGGCTACCTGAGCGGCAAATACAATCCCGGCGCCTCGTTCGCGGAGAACGACGTCCGCCATCGGCACGACCCGGAGCAAACGCGGCTGAAGCTGGAGGAAGTGAAGCACATCCGCGAGCACGAAGTGCCGGAGGGCATGGACATGGCGACGTGGGCATTGGCCTGGTGCCTGAAGCATCCTGCGGTCAGCGCGGTAATCCCGGGCTGCAAGAGCCGCCAGCAGGTCATCGCCAACGCCGCTGCCGCGAGGTATGTGGGCGACGGTCACCCGCAGGCTTGGCAGGAAACGAACGCCTAATAAGCATCCGAGCCGGTCGCTACCTGCCTCTCAGAAGTGCCCACCTCCACAAAACAAAGAAGCGTTCCGGCCCTCGCATTGGACGAGGCTGGAACGCTTCTTTGTTTTCGTCAAGCGGGAGGTCGCAGCATCAGATCGGTAAATTCGTTTGCCGGAACCGGCTTGCTATAAATGTAGCCCTGGATTTCCCTGCATTTGATATCGAGCAGGAAGGAGAGCTGCTCCTCCGTCTCGACTCCTTCGGCAATGACGTTCAGCTTCAGGCTGAGCGCCATTGCCATAATCGCTTGGACGATGGCAGCGTCGTCAGGATCGACCGTAATGTCGCGTACGAACTGCTGTGCAATTTTGAGCTTGTCGATCGGAAACTTCTTGAGATAATTGAGGGACGAATAGCCGGTGCCGAAATCGTCCATCGAGATATGTACGCCGAGCTCGCGCAAGGTTTGCAGCTTTTGAATGACTTGATCCACGTGATACATCGCAATGCCTTCGGTAATTTCCAGCTCCAGATACCGCGGCTCCAGCCCGCTTTCCTGCAGCGCATCGAGAACGACTTGGACGAAATCGTGCTGGTGAAACTGAATCGGGGAAATGTTCACCGCCATCTTCAGCGGCGGAAACCCGGCGAGCTGCCATGCCTTGTTCTGCTTACAGGCCGTGCGCAGCACCCATTGTCCGATCGGAATGATCAATCCCGTCTCTTCGGCCAGCGGAATAAATTCACCCGGCGAGATAAAGCCAAGCCGCGGATGATTCCAACGGATGAGTGCTTCCATTCCGTTCATGCGGGTCGTGAAAATATCGACCTGCGGCTGGTAATACAGAACGAACTCTTCCTGCTCCAGCGCTTTGTTCAGCCACTCTTCCATCACCAGCTTTTGGATGACCGTATCGTTCATCTCGGCCTTGTAGAACTGGTAGCCGTTTTTCCCGAGCTCCTTGGCCCGGTACATGGCCGTATCGGCATTTTTCATGAGCGTAATGGGATCTTCCCCATCCTGCGGATACATCGCGATTCCGATACTGCAGCCGACACGAAGCTCGTGGCCGTCTATCGCAAACGGCTGGCTGAGCAGATGGATGATTTTCTGCGCCACCTTCTCGGCATCTTGCGGCTGCGACGTATCCTTGATCAGCACGGTAAATTCGTCCCCGCCCTGCCGCGATACGCTATCGTCTGCCTGCAGCCAGCTTTTGAGCCTCTCCGCCGCTTCTGTCAACAGGAGATCGCCGAACGCATGGCCGAACGTATCGTTGACGTTCTTAAACCGGTCCAGATCAATGAACATGACGGACAGCTTACGCCCCGACAGCTTGGCCTTCCGGATCGACATGCCGACGGTTTGTTGGAACTTCTGGCGGTTCGGCAGCCCGGTCAGCATATCGTGATAGGCGAGGTGCGTAAGCTGCCGTACCGTAAACTCCCGGTTGCGCATATCCGTCAGTACAAAGTAAAGGATCGGCGCCGTGAGCAGAGCGAGCCCCGCCAGATCAGCCGTTGTTCTCATCAAATTGGCAGTTTGCCACGACGCATAGCGCACCGCCAATTCCGCAATTTCTGCGAACGCCATAATCACGACGGCCGGAGCCAGCGCCCGAATCGGCTTGACACTGTTTTTCCGAACGGACGCATTAAGGATCGGGGCGACCAACAGCACGATCAAGACCGATTTCATGAAGTCAAACGAGTCATTAGGCACACCAAGCAGCTGTTTAAGCGAAAGCAGTACGATTTCCACACCGGCCATGACGCACCACAGATGCAGAAGCGCGGCGTGCCGGTACAGTTTATGCCGCCATTCCCGCAGCAGACCCGAACCTACAGGACTCCGTTTTTTTGCCATGTCGATCCTCTGCTTCCTCTGATGAAGGGTTTTCTTTTATTCTAATTCCCCAGAACCAAAAGAACAAGACAATTTTAGTTATAAAGACCCATATTCATCGACATAAAACGATAAAATTCAGCATCACTTTTATTGAAATTTCGATCAATATACGCGGAACGTATGTTCATATACCGTTTCGTCGTCATTGCTGTCCATAACCCGTACCTCCATCTTCCAATGGCCGGGATAAGGCAAATAAGCTCCACGCGTTTTGTACGTATGTCTTTTTAATCCGAACGACTCCTCGAAGCTCACATCCTCCGTATATTCGACAGGCACCACGAGCGGCGCAATTTCCGGATTGTCCGTCGCCTGCAGCTTCATGATCACCTGCTTCGGTTTGCCGAGCTTTTCGGGCAGCCACACTTTTACGGCAAAATCGTTGACGCCCGGCACGTTCGGACTGATCTGCGCGGTCATATGGATCTTCTCGCCCATCACATGCCAGTTCATCGGTTCATTGGCCGGAAGCGGGGTTAAATAAGTAAATACGCCGACGACGCCGACAATAAGCGTCATCAGCACGGCATCGACGCCAAGCAGGCGGCCTGCCCCCCGTTCGCTGTTTTTGCGGTACAAGAAGCGGATCAGCGCCGCAGTCACGACGACCAATAGCACAAGCCCGGTCTTTACCAGAAGCAGCTTGCCCCACCCTGTCTCCACGATATACCGTACGTCCGGGAGAAAAATGAACACGGTCAGCACGCCGGAGACCGTCAACAGCAGGATGCTGACCAGCGCCGTCGTAGAGAAGCGCGGAAGGAATATTTTGCCCAGTTCCTTATCCGTACGCCATAACACGAGCAGCATCAGCAGGCCTCCGACCCATACCGAAGAGGCGGCCAGATGAAGCCAGTCCAGCACGAGCGTTTCGCTTTTCGGTTCGAAAGCGGCCGCATGCCCGAGCAGACTTTTGGCGAACCAGACAAGCGCAAGCCAGATATAATCGAGAAAGACGCTGCGGTACAGGACGACAAAGGACAGCAGCGCCAAAAGCAGGCCTCCGAGCCAGGCATAGCCGACCGTCGTTTGGGTGAACAAACGCAGCAGACCTTCCGCTCCCCCGTCGCCGATTAGATCGCCCATATGCGCCCACATGAACAAAATATACGCGATCAAATAAAGCTGCTGCAGCCGTTCCGCCCACTGCCTCAGCCGGACGCGGGACGGATCTGTTTTTTCTCCGGGAGCGAACCAGCGCAGCCAGAGCAGCCAGCCTGTGAAACCGAGCAAAGCCAAATAAAACAAAATACGCGAGCCGAACTGCAGGACATCCTTCACTCCAAACGTACTCATCG